TAATTTTATTATTACTTACGTCTTGTAAGACAACAGACTTAGACCCTAAAGTTACAATAATAAAACAAGTAATTAAAAAATCAGTTGACAAATAAATAAAAGTATGATAAGGAGAAACAATGGAAACAGAGAAAAACTACCTCATAAAAGTATTTGGATTAGGATACACAGGACAATACACATTACCACTTTCAGGAATAGTAGATGCAGATAGAATAAATGATGAGGCTACACACCTTATCCTTACCAAAAAGCTATCTCTTGAAAGAGATAAATTTTACTCACAAGATGTTAGAATAACATACGAGGAATTATAAGATTGAATTATAGACAACAACTACAAGTAGTGCAGGGATTGTTTGTTCCACCCGATACACAGATGAGAATGGATTGTCCTTTCTGTAAAAATTTAAATACACTAGCAGTTGATACTACAGAAAATAATTTAAATTGGTTTTGTTTTCATGCGTCATGTAAAGCAAAAGGAAAAAAACAAGGAGAAAAAGATATGAAATATGTACAAAAAGTATTGGAAGGAAATACAGAATTATATATAGAAAATGATGAGTTTAAAATACCTGATAGTTTTCAAGGTATATATTCAAATGAAAAAGCAATGCGATGGTTATCAAATAATAATTGTTGGGAGGCTTGGTCGTGGGGTAGAGCAGATATTAAGTATGATGTAAAGCAAGATAGAGTTGTATTCTTAATTAAGAATAGATTTTCACACAAGTTTGTTGGTGCAGTAGGTAGGGGATTAAATAAAAATGTTTATCCTAAATGGTTTATGTATGGTAATAAAGATGTACCATTTAAATGTGGTGAGTGTGATGATGCAGTTATAGTAGAAGATTGTCCATCAGCTTGTGCAGTATCTAACATACTAACAGGCATAGCTATAATGGGTACAAAATTAAAAGACTTACACAAGAGTCACTTGAAACCATATAAAAATTTGTATATATGTTTAGACAGAGATGCTACAACAAAGTCATATGACATAGCAAAAGAATTAAGGTCAGCAGGATTTGACAATGTAATAGTAAAACCATTAGAAGATGATTTAAAATACTTTAACACAGAACAGATAAGGGAGATATTTTATGATAGAAAAACAAATGCTTAGACTAATGTTAAACAAAACCTTTTATACAAAGTATAAAGGTTCTATATCTCCAACAATATTTTCAGGAGATATAAGTTCTTTGTTTGATACAATACAAAAAGCACATGAAAAATACTCAGACAATATAAGTGTAGATGAATTGTATTCATTACATACTGCTATATTTAATCCTGCATTAACTCGTGCTGCAAAAGAAAAGTTTAGTGAGTTAGTAGAAGATATAAAAGAAGTTCAAGAGCCTGGAAAAGAAATAGCAAAAGATATAATGTCTATATTATCTAATAGAGATTTAGCACAAAGAATAGCTGTTGAAGCTACAGAAATATTTAATGGTAAGGATGCAAACTTTACAGAGATATCAAGTATGATTGAAAATCATAAGCAAGGTGATGAAGAAAAAACACCAGCAGTTACAAGTGATGTAGATAAAGTATTAGGGTTGTTAGAAGTAACAACTAAATGGAAGTTTAATATACCTGTGTTAAAAGAAAATGTAGGTGGTATTGGTGGTGGTAATCTTATGATTGCATTTGCTAGACCTGAAACAGGTAAGACAGCATTTTGGGTTAGCTTGTGTGCAGGACCTGAAGGATTTGCTACACAGGGTGCAAAAATTCATGCGTTTATAAATGAAGAACCTGCTATAAGAACACAGATGAGAGCCATATCTTGTTATACAGGTATGACTAGAGAAGAAATAATACAAGACAAAAGTATTGCACAGAATGTTTGGGGTGAAATAAAAGATAATATATCTATGTTTGATACAGTTGATTGGTCAATGGGTGATATAGATGCACATTGTGAAAAACATAAACCTGATATAATAGTTATTGATCAGCTAGATAAAATAAATGTCACAGGTACATTTGCAAGAACAGATGAGAAGTTAAGACAGATATATACAAGTGTAAGAGAGATAGCAAAGAGAAGAGATTGTGCTGTGATTGCTATATCACAAGCATCAGCAGATGCACACAATAGAAATAGTATATCATTTGATATGATGGAAAACTCTAAAACAGGTAAAGCTGCAGAGGCAGATATTATAATTGGTATAGGTAGAAACTCAAACTCTGATACAGAAAATAAAATAAGAACATTATGTGTCAGTAAAAATAAAATAAATGGTTATCATGGTGAGCCATCATGTACCATTAGAAGGAGTATAAGTAGGTACGAAGTATGATTACAACAGTAGACGTAGAAACATCGTGGCAAGTTACAAGTAATGGTGGGTATGACCCATCACCATTTCATCCTGATAATATATTAGTTAGTGTTGGAATAAATGATGAGTATTATTTTACAAATCATTCTGAAAGAATAGATAAAGGTTGCTACCATAACATACAATCTATACTAGATAAGACAACTCTATTAATAGGGCACAACATTAAGTTTGACCTTATGTGGTTATTAGAGTCAGGATTTAAATACAATGCAAGAGTGTATGATACTATGCTTGGGGAATATATATTAAATAGAGGTATAAGAAAAAGTTTAACATTAGAAATGTCTTGCAGAAGAAGACGTATAGGATCTAAAGATAGTCGTATAAAAGAATTTACAGATAGGGGTATACCTTTTCAAAATATACCAGTAGGTTTAGTTGAAGAGTATGGTAGAATGGATGTAGAAATAACAAGAAATTTATTTAATTCACAAATGGCAGATTTTAAAATGCCAAAGAATAAACATTTATTAAAGACAGCAAAGATGATGAATGAATTTTTAATTGTATTATCTGACATGGAAAGAAATGGAATCAATGTAAGCCTAGATGAACTTGGCAAAGTAGAAAAAGAATATCGTGCAGAGTTTGCTTATCTAAAACAAAGTATAGATAAAATTGTATATAAACAAATGGGAGATACTAAAATAAATCTATCCAGTCCCGAGCAATTATCTTGGTTAATCTATAGTAAAAAACCTAAAGATAAAAAGCATTGGGCTAAAATATTTAATGTTGGTGTAGATAAAAGTACAGGTAAAAATAAAAGACGACCAAACTTTTCAAGAATACAATTTAGAAATTTAGTTGCAGAAAATTGTGAAACAATACACAGAACAACAGCACAACAATGTATGGATTGCTGGGGTAAGGGTGTTATTAAAAGAGTAAAGAAAGATGGTAGTCCCTATAAAAATTATACAAAGTGTACTCAATGTGAAGGTGATGGATACTTATATATACCAATGGCAAAAGTTGCAGGGTTTCAACAAAGACCTAGAAGTGTATATGATATAGCAGATGCTGGATTTAGAACAGATAGACTTACATTAACTAAAATAGCAAGTGAAGCTGAGGGTGAGTTTAAAAAATTTATAGATTCAATTGTTAGGCACAATGCAGTAGATACTTATCTAAATACATTTGTTGAGGGATTAAAAAACTTTACAAATGAAAAAGGTTTTCTACATCCTAAATTTATGCAAGCAATAACTGCAACAGGTAGACTATCTAGTAGAGATCCAAACTTTCAAAACCAACCTAGGGGTAAAACATTTCCTATTCGTAAAGTAGTTACATCTAGATTTAAAGATGGTAAGATATTAGAGATAGACTTTTCTCAACTAGAATTTAGAACTGCTGTGTATCTTGCACAAGATAAACAAGGCATGGAAGATATAAAAAATAAAATAGATGTTCATCAATACACTGCAGATATTATTGGTGTATCTAGACAAGATGCAAAGGCACATACATTTAAACCTTTGTATGGTGGTGTAACAGGAACTGAAGATGAGAAAAGATATTACACTAAATTTTTAGAAAAATATAAAGGTATAAAACAATGGCATGAAAAATTACAGAGTGAGGCTATTAGATTTAAAAGAGTTAAACTACCTACAGGTAGAGAGTATTCTTTTCCGTATGCTGAACGAACACCTTGGGGTGGATCTACGTATGGGACACAGATAAAAAATTATCCTGTTCAAGGTTTTGCTACAGCAGATATTGTACCACTAGCTTGTATTAATATTTATAATTTAATGAGAGAAAAGAAAGTAAAAAGTTTGTTAGTAAATACAGTACACGATTCTATAATAGCAGATGTATACCCTGGCGAAGATAGAGTTATGGCTGATATTTTTAAACAAGGAACTGCAGACGTAATACCTGCATTGAAAACGTATTACAATATTGATTTTAATGTTCCACTTGACACGGATCTTAAGATCGGTTATAATTGGCTAGATATGAAGGAGGCAATATGAAAGAAGTAGAAGCTCTTGAGACTCTAGATGAATACGATGATGCAGATTATGGTGCTTATCTAGAATACACAGAGTTAAAAGAAAGATGTATGATTGAGCCTACTGTTCTATACATACATGAAAACCATGAGTTCTTAAGTGAGTTTAAATACTTTGCAAATGCTGATGGTCTAGAAGTAAAAATAATAAATGGAGATACAAGAATATGTTAGAGTGGCTACAATATATTCCCTTTATTATATCTTGTTGGGTTATATTAGGATATATAATTGATGAAATGTTTTAAAATAAAACTTGACTTTTATTTAAAAATGTGGTATAAGTTAACAACTAAAATGGAGGACAAATGTCTAATAATAACTTAGTAAATATAAAAGGAATGTCTGATGAGCAAATCATGCAGGCAATAGGTCAAGACGATGGATCTAATCTAGGCACTAACATACCAAGGTTAGCAATCAATCGAACACCCGAAGATGATGATGGTAATCAATTACCAGTAGGTCACTTCTATACTTATGATTCAAACGTAGGTCAGAATGTTTTTGGAAAACCAATTACATTTAGACCATTCATAAGTGCAATGCAATACATGCATTATGATGCTGTTAAAGGTGAGTACATAAACAGATCTATTATATTCAAAAGCTGGAAAGAAGAAGCGATTGATATATTAGGTGGTACAAGATGTGGTAAGATATCTTTTAAAGAAAGATCTAGTCTTACTCCCGAACAGCAAGAACGACAAAGAACTATCAGGTGCTATAAACTTGTGTATGGTTTATTATCATTTAAGAATGGTAAAACTGCACAAGGTAAAGAGCACAATGCAGAAAACTTACCCGTACTCTATAGAGTTACAGGTACAGCATTCTCACCTGTTAGTGCTGCCTTAGATCAATTAAAGAAAAGAAAGAAACTTATGTTTAATACTTTACTTAATATTGATACTAAGAGGCAGAAGAAAGGTAGTAATGTATTTTACGTACCCGAAATAGCTGTAAATGCTGATGCTAATTTACAGTTATCTGATACTGATATGGATACTCTAAAGGTATTTCAAGAGTCTATTGATACAGAAAACCTAGAAGTTGCTGGACTATATAATAGTGCAAAGACTAAAAAAGTAAATGGTTCTGATAATATGGATGCTGAGATTGTAAAAGATCTTGGAGAGGAATCACCTGAAAAAGTGTTGGCTAGTTAATGAACGATATACTTATTAAAGTACAGACGTATCTTGATAACGTATCAAAGGGTCCTACCCAAGTAGACAAAAAACTTGTGGAGGAGTTTGGTGAGGCGTGTAAAAACGCCTTACTCAAACAATTTACTGAGGGTAGACGATCTAAATTTGAACCTAGAATGTCTAATATTGGTAGACCATTGTGTCAATTACAGATGGAAGCTAAGGGTATAAAGGGAGAAGGTCAGCCTTATAATGTTAAGATGAGAAATACATTTGGTGATCTTATAGAAGCACTAGCTTTATTTGTTATGAAATCAGCAGGAGTAGTTGTAGAGAATGAACAGAAAAAAGTTGTGTATAAATTTGGGGAGAATAAAATTGAAGGAAGACAAGACGTTGAGATTAATAAAAAAATATGGGATATTAAAAGTGCCTCACCATATTCTTTTGAAAAAAAGTTTGGAGAAGAAGGTGGTTTTAATGAGGTTGTTAAGGATGATACCTTTGGCTATGCGTCACAAGGATTTTTATATAGCGAAGGTCAGGGCAAAAACTTTGGTGGCTGGATAGCTATTAATAAATCTACGGGTGAGTGGACAGTATGTGAAACACCTGCACTGCATGATGAATATAAAAAAGTAGCTCTAGATAAAGCAAAAGAAAATTTTAAAGCATTACAAAAGGGTGTACCATTTAAAAGAAATTATGAAGCTGTGGAAGAAACATTTAGAAGTAAACCTACAGGTAATAAAGTTTTGGGCTTTGCATGTTCGTTCTGCCCATACAAACTTCCTTGTTGGGGAAGTAAGTTGCAGTTGTTACCACAACAGCAATCAAAAGGTAAGAACCCTAAATGGGTTTGGTATACGGAAGTTAATAATCCTAAAAAGGAGGAAGAGTTTGCGTAACTGGGTGGGTGTTAGTTTCGAGGGGTCTAGCACCT